GGCCAGCGTCGCCCGGTGTTCCTGTCGCACCAGTCGCGCCTGTGGGGCCGGTCGCGCCCGTGGCGCCCACCGGCCCGGTCGCGCCCGTGGGGCCGCCCGAGGGTCCGGTGGGGCCTTCGGGACCAGCCGGTCCTGTCGCGCCGGTCGCGCCGGCGGGGCCGGCTGCGCCAGCTGGGCCGGTGGCACCAGTCGCTCCGCCGGGCGATCCAGCCGGGCCGGTCGCGCCCGTGGCACCGGCTGCGCCGGGGGCGCCAGCTGCGCCAGCCGGACCCGTCGCGCCCGTGGCGCCGGGGGCGCCAGCTGCGCCAGCCGGCCCGGTCGCGCCCGTGGCGCCGCCCGGCGATCCGGCAGGCCCCGTGGCGCCCGTGGCCCCCTGCGAGCCGACTGGCCCTGTGGGACCCGTGGGACCAGCGGGTCCGGTGGGGCCGGTCGGACCAACGCCACCGGCCGTCAGCGTGATCGCCGTCTCGGTGAAGAGGGCGTACTCCTGCACGGTCGCGTCCACGCTGTCCTTGGCGACGCTCAGAAGCGTCTCGATCGCTTCCAGTGCGCGCCGGCGGGCCGTCTCGCGGGTGACGAGGTGCCAGTCGGTGTAGGTGGGCATCGGGCGTCAGTTGACCGTCAGATGAACGTGTAGGGGGCCTGCCCTTCGCTGCTCGGGCGCCGGCGGGCGATCGCGGACCCTCGGGTGCTCCAGTACTGCCACAACATCGACTGCCGCTCCTGCAGCCGGCTCACCAGTTCGGGGGGCTGCGGCTCTTCGCCCCCGTAGGGGAACGCCTGCAGCGCCACCATCAGCGCCGGCACGTCCACGAACCGATCCGGGATCCAGCTCGGCACGAGCTGGCTCTCGTCCGTCACGAACGCCAGCTCCGGCTGGTAGCGCATCCAGAGCGTCTGGACCCCGTCCGAGGGCGGCACATGGATCACCAGATTGCCCTCGAAGCCCGTCAAGGCATAGGTCAGTCCTGGATAGGCCTGCAGGTCGTCGAACGGCACCTCGTCGCGTTTCGGGCCGGTCTCGTCGGTGTCGCGCAGGGCCACGATCCGCGTGAGGCGCGTGATCGGGGCCGCTTGCGTGGCGAGCGTGAAACGGCCCGGCACACCCGCGTCCACGGTGATCGTGGTGTTGATCGCCACGAGGTCGTCGGCGATCCGCGCGCACTCGTCGTGGAGCTGGCCCACGGCCGTGTTGTATTCGTCGAGGAGGGCGGGGCCGGTGAACCGGGGGTGCGCCGCCTTCACGCCGAGATAGCGGCGGGCGCGCGTCAGGCACTGGGACACGGTGGTGGCCATGTGGCCTCACGTCCCGGTGACGGGATCGAGGTAGCCGCGCGCCTTGAGCGTCTGGCGCACGACCCGCTGCACGGTCGAGCGGGGCCGCTGCACCCGTTCGGCGATGACGGGCCACGAGGCCCGGTGCTGCACGCGCAGCGTCAGGGCGGCCTGCAGCCACGCCGGATCGTCCTCCGTCAGCAGCGGATCGGGGGCCGTGCCGGTGGTCGCCCCGACGGCAGCCTCGGGCGGCTGGGTCGGCTGCATCGGGGCCGGCTCGCCGACCGTCAGCGGGGCGACGCCGGGGCGTTCGTGCGCGTAGAGCCGCACCCGCCACTGGGCCACGCGCCGCTGCAGGAGTTCCGGTTCCGATTTCCACGCGCGCGTGTTGAAGAGGTACTCCAGCACGTCGCGGACGGTGTCTTCGGCGACCGGCACGGGCTCGTAGTTGTAGGGCGGGCGCTGTTGCAGCCGCGAGATCAGGAAGAGCGACATGAGCGAGCGGGTGTGAGGGGGAGTGGGCGGGATCAGCACGGGCGCCGCGTGGCGGCGCCTCGGACGTGGATCTTCTTCCAGAGCGTGGAGGGCCGCACCGTGCCGGCATCCCACAACAGGTCCACATAGGCCTCGGCCCGCTGTCGGCGGCGGCGGCGGAGCGTCTCGCGCGTGGACCGCACATGGCGATCGAACCGGCGCGCGACCGTGCCTCCGTTCGTCGAGTGGCCGACGAAGGAGCGTTCCATGTTGCGGAGGATCTCGGCTTGGGCCTCCGGGTCGAGGTCGCGGAACGGGGGCCGTCCCAGTTCGTCGGGCGGCACCCGGACCGTGGCGCCGGTGTGCGGATCGCGCCGCGTGTACCAGCCCCACGTCTGGGCGACTCGTCGTCCGTCCGGGGTCGGCCCGAGGATCTCCCATCGGGCCGTGCCGTCGTTCCACTGCACGTCGTACTCGCTGCCGAAGCGGCGCTGGAGTTCGGCCACGAAGGCGGCGGGCGGCGTGCGCGTGGCCATCAGGTGTTGCCCAGTCGCGCGGGGATGGCCCAGTTCTGTTCCGGCACGGGCGCGTTCACGTAGGTGACCGTGAGGTGCCCCGCCGAGAGCAGCGTCGTGTCCGGGGTGTAGACGCTGGCGCCCGTGGACGCGATGTCCACATAGCCGAGCTGGACGCCGCCCGCCGGGAGCGTGGGGGTCTCCAGCGGCTCGGAGGACCGCACGACGGGGCTGGCCACGGCCGCGAGGTTGTCGCTGGGGTTGATGTAGACCAGCACCCGCACCTTGCGGGCGATGCCGTCGCCCGCCATGGCGGCGCCGGGCGGGACATCCACTTCGGCGACCGCGCGCGAGCGCTGGATGCCGTCGCGCACGTAGGTGGTGGCGACGTTGAGGCGGATGTCGGCCGACGAGTTGGTGCCGATCACCAGCGCCGGCGCGGTGACGCACTGGTTGGCCTGATACGTCTGCAGGGCGACGAGCTGCTGGCGCATGACTTCCAGCAGGTCGTCGCGATGGAAGGTGGGATGCTTGCGAATGGTCGTCGGGATGCTCACGGATCACCTCCATGCGGGGGGCGGGTGCCCCCCGCTGGATCAGGGGAAGTCAGTTAGGCCGCCGCACCGATGCGGTCGATCTCTTCCATGTCCTCCAGATCGCGGAGCACGGCATTCGCGTTCCGGTGGACGGTGAAGATGTTCCAGTACTTCCGGATGTAGCCCTCGATGCCGTCCTCGTCGCTGATGCGATCGAACTGCGCGCCATCGAGCGACGCCCACTCGGTCCCGATGACCGTGGCGATCTTCATCGACGCCGTGTGCAGCAGGTAAAGGCGCCCGTTCTGGCAGTCCAGTTCCTCCATGACGGGGATCGTGCCGCCCGCGAACTGAATCGCGGTGATCGGCTTGAACCCGCCGATGATGATCTCGTCGAGCCCGTCGATGCGGCGCAGGGGCAGGAACAGCTCGGTGTACTTGAGCACCACGCCGGGGCGCGTCACGGCCAGATCCGGCGTCTTCCGGCTCTCGGAGCGCACGCGCGCGAACATCGTCATCAGCAGCGTGTCGGTGAGCGGACGGGCCGTGCCGTTGTTGCCGTTGGTGAGCGCCCGCCAGCGCCCGGCGGACGGGATGCCCATGAAGTTGGACCCACCCTTCAGGTTGTTGCCGCTGACGGCGATGGCCAGCCCCCACGCTTCGCCGGCGTTGAAGTTGTCGTCGTTGCTGGTGGCCTTCGAGACGTAGCACTGGCCGCCGGTCGTGTTGATCGCCGAGTCCAGCGTGATCTGCTCGGTGTCCACGTTGACGGCCGTGACCGTGCGCCGGCCGACGAGCGTGTTGCTGCTGACGCGCCGGAAGGCGAGGTGGTCGCCGATGTAGACGTGGCGCGTGCCGTTGCCGGCGCCCGCGATGCCGTAATCGTCCTGCAGCGTCTGGGTGGCCGAGTTCGCGCCCGCCGCCGAGACGAGCGACAGCTTGCCGTCGCCGGTGGAGAACGCCTGCCGGTTGCACTCCAGATCGTGCGCCGTGAGCCGGTCCTCCATCACCTCGGCGAGCGCCGGGCGGAAGGAGCCCTGCTGCTTCTTCGTCACTTCGATCGCGAGTCCGTCGAGCGCCATCCGCGTGTAGGTGCGGATGACGGTCGCCTCGCCCTGATCGTACTCGCCCTGCTGGGCGTCCGGCAGCTTGCTGCGGGCGCCCGCGTTGGAGGCGCCGCCGCCGACCTGCAGCTTGACGCCGTGAATCCACTTGCGGCCCGTGAACTGGGCGTTCTGGAGCGACCCGATCGCGTTCAGGAACGGGGTCTCCGCGTTGAACTGTTCGAGGTAAACGTCGGTGTAGTAGTCCTTCGCCAGCTCGTTCAGTTCGGTGAGCGTCGTGCTCGTGACAGGCATGTCAACTGATCCTCAGAGAGCGGTTCGTGGGGTTACTCGTTGCGAGCCCATCGCTGGCTCGCTTCGTGAAACGACCCTCGCCGCGTGCCGGTGCGGGCGCTCTCCGACGAGGTCGGGCTCGCAGCGGTGCCGGTCGGGACGGGTGCCGGGGTGGCCCGGCGGGGGGCGGCCGCACTGCGAGTCCGCGCGTTGCTCTCGCGGGTGCTCTGTGCGGCCTTGAGTTCCTCCAGCTGCTGCTGGAGGGCGGAGACCTGCTGCAGGACGGGCGCGAGCACCTGCTGGCGCTCGGCGGCCATCTCCTCGAAGACGCGCCGGAGATGGCTCTCCTTCAGCTCGGCGGCGCCGGCCTGCAGCCGGGCGCCGTAGATGGCGAGCGCGCGCTGGACATCGACGCCGGCGTACCTCGGGTCGGCGGCGAAGGTGTGCGCGGTCTCGATGATGTCGCTCTGCACCGCCTCCAGCTCGGCGGCGCGCGTGATCTCTTCGTCGGCGGCGTCGAGCGCTTCCCGTTCGAGCTGCCGCATCGACCGCTCGTACATCTGACGATACTCGGGATCGTCGGCCAGCCGCTGCTGGTGCTCGATGAAGCGGCTGTAGGCCTCCGGGTCGCTGTTCGCCTTCTGGAGCCGCTCGGCCTCGGCGTCGAGCGCCCGCTGCCGGGCGTCGAGGCGAGCGACGAGCCGCTGCACTTCCCGTTCGCGCTCTTCAAGCGAGCGCCGGAACTCGGCCACCTGCTGCGTCTTGCGCGTGTAGTCGGCTGTGCGGAGCCCGCTGCGCCGCAGCTCGGCGAGCGTCATGCGCTCGCGGCCGTCGTCGGTGAGCGGGATCTCCAGCGCGCCGTCCAGCTCGACGACCTCGTCGCCCCGGAACGCCTTGAGCATGGCGGCGGCGCGCGCGGCCTCGGCTTCGGCCGGCGTGGCGCCACTCGCGGTCGCGGCCTCGGCCGCCGCGTCGCCGGCCGCCGTGGCGGCCTCGTGGGCCGCCATGCCGGCACTGCCGGGCGCCTCGCCACCGGCCGGCGGCAGGCTGGTCTCGGGCGCCGTCGTCTCCGGCGCCTCCGGGGTGATCGGCGTCGTCTGGTCGTCGCTGGCGTTGGCCCAGTCGGCGGAAGCGGTGTGCAAGCTCATGGGAGATGGTGGGGCAAGAGGGGACGGGGACGGTTACTGCGGCGGCTGCGGCGGCTGCGGCGGCGCGCTGTTGTCGCTCTCCGGCTGCACCGGCAGCGGCACCATGGCCATCATGGCGCGCTGATGTTCCTGCCAGTGGGCATAGGCCAGCCGGCGGACCGTGTCCTGCTTGGTGCGGTCGAGGATGATCTCTTCCAGCACGCTCATGTGGGTGACGTGATCGTCCACGTCGTCGAGCAGCAGCGGCTCGCGGTTGCCGGCCCAGAGCACGACCGGCGGCACCGGCTCGCCCGTCGTCACATCGACGAGCGGCTGGCCGTCGGGACCGAGGATCGGCTCGGCCACGACTTCGCCGTTCTCGATGCCGAGGTTCTCGCGCCGCGCCTTGGCCATGTGGCGCTGCTCGCTCTCGAAGGCGGTCGAGATGCCGCGCCCGAAGTCGAGCGCCTTGAGGCCTTGCGCCGGCGTCATCCAGCCGAGCTGCATCGCTTCCTTGACCTCGGCCCGCAGCTCTTCCTCGGAGCGCGGCTTGAAGCCGGTCAGTTCGATCAACACCCGCTCGGGATCGGGCAGCTTCTCGCCGCTCACGCTCTCGACCTGATAGCCGAGATCGGGCCGATCCACCGGCACCCACCGCTCGTCGCCGGGCGCGTAGTTGGCGACCGCGATCTGGAGGACCGTGCGGCCCCACCGGATCATGCTCTCGCGCAGGGCCTTCTGGGCTCGCTTGAGCTGCCCGTCCTCGCGCTCGGACAGCGCCCGCACCGCCACCCCGCTCGTGACGCCGGGGGGCGTCTGGCCGCGCGTCACCTCGTGGTAGGCCCCGATCGCGTACATCGCGTTCTGCACCTGCGTGATCAGCACCCCGAGATCGGCCGGCAGTGTCGGGTGCTCCAGCGGCACCATCATGTCGCGCAGCGAGCGGCCCCGCAGGATGTGGGGCGGCAGCCGGATGATGGCCCCGTGCTGGGCCGTCACCTGCTCCGGCACGCCGGGCGCGTTGAGCGTGATCCACTGGCCGAGACCTCGGAACCGCCACGCCATCACCATGCCGGCCATCAATTCGTTGAGCGTGGCCTGCAGGCCGACGAGATCCTGCACCACGCCGCGCCCGCCCGGTGAGAGCGGCACCGGCTCGTCGTAGATCGGGATGTAGGGGAACACGCCATCGGGCCACGGGCCGTCATCGACGATGCAGTCGCCGACGCTGACGAGCAGCCGGCCCTCTGGGAAATAGCGCGACGGCATCTCCCAGTACTCGATCACGGTGGTCCACTCCTGCGACCCGCCGGCCCCACTCCGTCGGCCGGAGGCGCCGCCCGACGACTGCCCGTGCCCCGGTTGCTTGAGCGTGGCCATCTGGGCCATGCGCTCGTAGGTGAGGATCGAGGAGGCGTCACCGGTCGCTTTGATCTTGGTGGCATACTCGGGCCACCGCTCACGCGCCGCGTCGAGCGGGATCGCATCGCGATCGAGCACCCACCGCAGCCCTTCGCCGGGCGTGAAACCGGTGGCGTCGGGGTTCCAGCGGACGTTGAACAGCGAGCGCACGGCCGTGTCCACGTCGCCCGGCCGGAACCGGTACGCCTCGGCGGCCGTGTCCACGGGCTCGCCGAGTTCGTTGACGTACACGTCGCGCACGGTCACCTGTGGCACCTGCACCGGCTCGCCCGTCTCGGGGTCGAGGATCGGCTGCTGCGTCACCGGGTCCAGCAGCGGCCCCATCGTCTGCTCGGTGACGCTGGCGGTCGCCGCCTTCGCGGGGCCGATCGTGGGGTTCCAGAAGGCCTTCAGGAACGCGACGCCGCCGCAGTACGCCAGCTCCAGCGCCGTGTCGATCTTCTGGGTGAGCGCGCTCTGGCGCGTGATCGCGTCGAGGAACCGCTCGGCGACGAGCGCGCTGTCGCGGGCGTCGTAATCATTGGAATCGGGGATGACGGTCCAGTCGAGCCGATCGGGCAGCAGCCGCTGGGTGCGCGCGCGCAAGATGGGTCTGATGTAGTTGAACGTCACCCGCTGCTCGTTCGGCTCCAGCGGCAGCTCGCTGTAGGTCCGAGTGCGGTCGCTCCACCCGATGTGCTGCTTGCCGTTCGCCATCAGGAGGTGGTACGTCATCGTCCGGATGCGCGCGAGCGACTCGCTGTCGGTGCGGGCGATGCACCGCTTGAGGTACTCGACCTTGGCGCCCTCGGGCGCGTCCATGTCCGGGTACTGGCCGCCACGCACCAGTGCGATGGGCGGCGGCGGCGGCTGGAACGGCTCGACGACCGGCGCCGGCGGGATCCGGGGTGCCAGTTCGCCAAGGGGTGTCGCACGCTGGCTCCCGCCCGGTGCCGGCGTCTGCTCGGGCGTGGGCCGCTCCGGGAGGGTGAGCGGGACCGTCATGACGCCATGACTACGATGGGCGGGCGCCCGACGCTAGAGCCGGCTCGGGGGCTCACCACATGCGCTCGTCGTCGTCGGTGGTGATGGTCGCGCCTCGCGCCACCTGCAGCTCGGCGTCGGCGAGCGACTCGTGGAGGCTGCGCCCCTCGCGCAGCCGGCGGCGCAGGAATCCTTCCCAGCGGGCGCGGGCGGCGCCCTCTTCCCACTGGAGGAGCCAGTCCGTGGCCTCGCTCGGGAGCGGCCCATCGCCGAGGCCGGGCGCGAACTCGTCCGGGTCGTCGCTGGCTGGCTCGACCTCGCGACGGGCCGGGATGACGGTGCCGTCGCGCCACGCGGCGAGCAGCCGCTCGGTGGCGACCCGCGCCTCCGCCTCCCAGCGACGGGCCTCGCGCCAGCACGCGATCGCCACAACCGCCTGCACGACCAGCAGCAGCACGGTCGCTGCAACGGCCCACGCCCCTGTCATCTCCCCTCGCATCACACGCCCCCCAGTACCCGAGCGCCGTGCGGACGGCGGCGCCCGTGGATTGCCGTTTCGATCACCCGATCATAGCTGTCGTGTTCCTTGTCGGACAGGCGATCGCCCGTCTTGGCCTTCGCCGCCTTGCGCTCGGCCCGGAGCACCGGGAACTCCTGCACGAGCGCGTAGGTGGAGCCGTCGTACGGATGGTCGTTGGCGGTCGTGTCCACGTCCTCGGGCCGCTTGGGGTCGCGCGGGAGGGCGCTGACGGTCTGCCACCAGACGGGGCACCACGTCTTGACGATCTGCAGGCGCGGCGGCTCGACGAGCACGCCATCCTCGATCCGGTAACGGAGCATCGAGTCGAGCGTCTCCTTGCGGGCGATGCGCGACCCGGACCCCTTGGTGGCCGGCAGGCAGACGGGCGCGTGCTGCCGGAGCTGGACGAGCAGCTCCTCCTCGATCTTGGCGATCGGCGAGAGGGCGCCGTCGGTGACGGCGGCCATCGCGGCGTCGTACCAGAGCGAGGTCGGCATCGCCGGGCGTCCACTGGCGCCGCACCACCGCTTGAGGTCGGTGGCGATCCGGCGGGCGAGGTCCACGGGCGTCTCCTTGGCGACGCCGATGCGGGCGTTGCCGTTGAACGGCCACTCGCGCCAGAGCACGCACGAGGCGCCCATGGCGACGAAGAGGCCGGCCCAGCCGGGCTGCGTCCAGCCCCAGTCGATGCCGATGAAGGTGCGCGCCTTGGGCGGTGGCTGCCAGTCGTCGGGGAGGACGTGGACATCGCCGAGCTGCGGGAAGGCGGTGCCGACGCCGCCCCGGATGCGCTTCGCGAAGACCTCCTGCAGCAGGCGGGGGTCGTCGGGCGACGGGTACTCGTCCACCATCTCCTGAAACGCGACCGCGCTGATCTTGGGATTGGCGCGGGCGTCTCCCTCGTACAGCGCCCACAGGGGGCGCTTGCCGGCCGCCACCACGTCGCACAAGGTGTTGAAATACGAGGGCGTGGGGCGGTTGCCCAGATCGTCCACATGGCCGTCGTTCTCGAAGTTCGGCGTCGAGCCGATGACCAGCCAGCCGCCATTGTCGAGGAGCACGGGCAGGACGGCTTGCTTGAGGATCGTGAGCAGATCCATGTGGGCGCCCTCGTCGATGACGATCCCGCCCACCTTGGCGCCGGCGCCCTTGATGGCAGTCATGGTGTCCACGCTGCGGAGGATCAGGCGGGCGGTTCCGAGGCCAGCCGTCATCGACTCGCTGCCGGCCTCGCGGGTCCAGCAGCCGTCGGCCGCGTCGAACCGGGGCTTGATCTCTTCGTTCCAGACGATCGACAGCTGCTTGTAATCCGGCCCCAGCCAGAGCACGTCGCGCCCTTGGGCGAGCCCCGGATGGCGGACCTGTCCGCTCTCGGTGAGCCCGCCGTGGCCCAGCACGGCCATGCGGAGCATGCCGCGCGTCTTGCCGCTGCGGCGCCCGAAGCAGCCCAGCTTGCGCGGCCGAGGGTCATCCTCCCACGGCCGGATGTTGGGCAATGCCGTCGGCATCACGAGCGCGCCGGAGTCCGACACGGTCACCCCAGCAGGAGGGCCGCGATCACGCCGGCGAGCACGATGATGGCGCTCGCCATCGGGGTCGGGAGCGAGCGGCGGCGGCGCTTCGGCGCCGGTCGTGGGCCTCGGGGCGGGATCGGGGCGTTGGGGTCGTCGGGATCGACGGGCAGGATGGGCGGGTCGCTTGGGGTCATGGCTCTGCAGTCGAAGGGGTGATCTCGTTGCGGACGACGATGGTGATCTTGGCGGGCGCGGTGACTGAGAGGTTGCCGGTGACGGCGTCGGAGTAACTCCGGTCCATGCGCTGGGCGACCCAGCGGGCGAGTGCGAGCCGGGCCTGCGCCACGGACGCGGAGTCGCGGTCGGTGGCGGTGCGGGCCGCGAGCCGGGCCTCGCCGACCGCGAGATCGCTGAGGGCGGCGCCCCAGACGGCCCAGACGGCGCGGCCGGCGGGCGTCTCCCGCATGGCGGTCCATGCGATCCACGAGATGCCGGCGGCGCGCAGGACGCTGCTCCACTGGAGCGCGCCCACGCTGCGCGCGTCCTCGTCGAGCACCGTGCGGATGCCGTCGAGGAGCGCGTTCACGGCCTCGCTCTCGCTGGCGTGCGGCACCAGCAGGAGCCACTGCCCCTGCTCGATCGCGGCGACCACGTCGGGGCGCTGGACGCCCGCCGGGAGCGTGGGCGTGGGACCGTCGGGTCGCATGGTGCGGATCGCGAGCGCGTCCGCGCTCGGGACCGTGAGCACTTCGGGCACCAGTGGCGGCGGGTCGGTGGGACCGGTCGGCGGCGCCTTGGGCTTCTTGCGGGGCCGATCCTGCACGGGCGTGGTGGTCGGTGGCGTCTTCCGGCTCATGGGCGGGGTGTACAGGGCGGCTCCGGGTCGATAACGCCGGCAGATGGTGCGCTTCAGCTCACTTTGGGGCCGCCACGGGGTGGCGGTCTCGGCGACATCCCAGAGCCGGTGCCAGCGGCCCCCGTTCTGGGAGTGGGTCCGGCCTTCGGTCCACGGCATGGCCGGCGGCGGTGGCGCGGGCCGGCGACGGATGCAGCATCCCATGCGTGGTCAGTGGGCCGGGGCGCTGCGCGCGAGCTGCTGTTGCCGCTCCAGCAGGAGGATGGTGATCAGGTGCCGGTCCTCGCCGCTGGGGGTGGTGATGCGGGTCGGGACGGTGTCGATGCCGTGCTGCAGGGGGATCGTCGTCCGCTGGCCGGAGGCGCCGACGAAGACGGCGATGCGACGCTGGGCGTGCTGCATGGGATTCCTCTCAGAGTGAGTGGTCGTGCTGCCGACGCGCGTGCCGCCATTCCGCAACGATGAACCACACCTCGTTGATGAACACGCCGATGACCAGCAGGAGCCCCGCGACGACGAGCGTGCGGGTCGGGAGCGACAGCTCGGCCCAGCCACGGAGCACCTCCTGCACGAACGCCGCGCTGGGCGTCTCGACGGGCCGCACGAGCCACGCCTCGGGGAGGAGGGTGCGGGGGCTCACCATGTCCTCCGCGTGGTGCGCCAGCGGGGGTCGAGGGCGGCGAGCAGGAGGCAGAGGGCGAGGACGGCGAGCGCCACGGCGTCGTCAAGGGTGATGGAGGCCGGGATCATGCCGCCCTCCGGATCGCGTAGGCGAGCCGCCGACCGATCCACGCCGCGACCGGCGACCCGACCCCGTTGCCGACGAGCCGGTAGCGCACCGTATCGCTCAGGCGGTACGGGCGTCCCTGCTCGTCGATGCCCTCGGCGGTCCAGCCGTCCGGCCAGCCCATGAGCCGCTCGCACTCCAGTGGAGTGAGGCGGCGCGGGCGAGACTGGTGGATCATGGCTTTATTCTGCAGAGCCCATTGATTAGAGCCCCACTTCGTCCCCTCGTGTGCATCAAGCGTGCCGACGACATGGTTCACAATGACAAGCCCGTCCCTGTTGTGTTTCGTTTGCGAGAGCGCCATTGACGCTGGGATCGATGGGAGCACGGTGCGCGGGTGCGTGGCGGCGGCGGTGGTGCAGACGACCGGCGTGTTGTCGTAGCTATCCCTGGCACCATGGTCGCGACCGCCTACGGTGAGTGTGCGCACCACCGCGCCGCCGTCAGCAGTCAGCACCCCCATCCCGTCTGTATTCGTCCCCAGCGACGGCGCCACGTCGCCGCTGATCGGGTCTTGCAGGTGGTGGAAGGCGAGGACGCCGTTGTGCCTGCGGCTGCCGTTGTTTGCGTCAAGCGTAGCGTGTGTCTCTACAAGCCTTACACCACTCTGCGACGACTGGAATCCGACCGCGCCCCCCGCTCCAACGCTTCCCGCAGCGCGTCCGGGAGCACCGTCCCCCGCGTCTCGGCGCGGCGGAGGATGCCCGCACACGCCCTCGCCGAGAGCCAGTACTTCGGCGGGATCGACGCCGCCGGCTCGAGCAGCGAGGACAAAGACACGTTGCCTTCGTTGTGGTGGCCCGAAGTGTTGCAGGTCGAGCACACGCCACGCGGCCACGGCATCGGGTCCAGCTGCCACACCTCCGCGACGCCATCCGTCGCGAGGAACAGCGACGGTGGCACCCACGAGGGATGATAGGACGAGGGCGAAATCCGATCCTCGGTTGCTGCTGAGTGCGCCATGGACGTTCTCCCAGAGGAAATAGGGGGCCGCGCTTTCGCGCCAGATGCGGACCTGCTCGAAGAAAAGCGACGAGCGTGCGCCGTCCACGATGCCGGCGCGCTTTCCGGCGACGCTGAGATCCTGGCATGGCGAGCCGCCCGAGAGCAGCGTCACGCCGGCGTAGTCCGTGCCATTGATCGCGCACACGTCGCCGTCGAGGCGCACCTCCGGCCAGTGGCGGCGCAGGACGGCGCGGGCGTGCGGCTCGATCTCGGCGTGGGCGATCGCCTGCCATCCGGCCTCGTCGAGGCCGCGCGAGAGTCCGCCCGCGCCGGCGAACAGTTCGGCATACGTCAGCGGGATCATGCGGCATTGTCCTCCACGACGTGGACGCCGCGTCTCGCGAGTTCGTCGCGCATGATCCGCTCGACCGGCACCCACACCGCGTCCACATGAGCCAACGCCTGCGCCGTGATCGTGTCGATCACATGGGGGACGCTTGACCGGCCCACATGTGACTGCACCGCGCCCGCAGCCAGCGCCGAAAGCACGTCGTGCACGACGTGCTGCACGCGCTGTCGCACCCACATGGGGGTCACGGTCGGCGGCAGCGAGTCGCTCGCGGTGATCTCGGCGTGAGCGTGTCCCTCCCATCCGGCCCCGTCGCGGAGCGTGACGCGGACTTCGGTGCGCCGGGACGCCACGATCAGCTCCAGCCCGGTGGCCCACCGGGCCGCGTCGGTCGTGTCCGTGGTCGTCATGCGGGGCGCTCCGCGTCGGCGTAGCGCTCCCACGTCTGATCGACGACCTGCCGGATGCGCCGGAACAGCGCGTGATCGGAGCGGACGATCAGACCGCTCGGGTCCATGTCGTACGACGTGACGAATCCCTCGCCGGCGGCGGCTTTTCTCACATCGACGATGCACGTTGGCCACGCGGCCCGGAGCGCCGCCTCGGTCAGCTCCGCCAGCTCATCGAGGGTCATGTGAGGGGCCACGAGGTCGGCAGGGTCCACGGCGACGCGGATGAGGGCCGGCATGAGATACGTGGCGCTGGTGCGGCGGTCGTGCTTGGTCTCGGTCATGGTGTGAGATCCTCCGTGCGTTACGAGGCCTGCGCGGTGCGGCGCTCCTGCAGGAGCGCGAGCGCGTCCACGGTGACGCCGTCGTGCCGGCCGGCCTCGACCTCGTCGATCAGGTCGTCGTCGAGCGTGGGCAGCGTCAGGGCGGCCTCGACGCCGGTCATGACGCCGGCGAGCCGCTCCAGCGCGACGACGGCCTGCGCGGTCTCCTCCAGCGTGGTGGGGCGTGGGGCGAGGGCGATGAGGGCGCTGAGGGTGTCTTCGGTGCGCTGGGCGAGCTGCTCTTCGAGGCCGCGCGCCTTGAGGACGCGGTAGAGCCGGCGCTGGGCGTCGGTGGGGGTGCGTCCGAGCGCGCGGGTGGCGATCTGGAAGAGGGTGCCGAGGTCGTGGTCGGTCATGGCTGACTCCTGCGTGCAGTGAGGGGGGGGTGGTGGAGACGTTGGCAAGCGACTGACTTGAAGTCAATCGGTAGATCGTGTGGGGGTGATGGGT